ACGGGGGCGGAAATTCGCAAAACTCATTTTTGGAAAGGCTGGACGATTGGCGACCGGCTGACTGAGACCCCCAACGGCTGAGTTCAGCGGGCTACGCGGCCTTATCGCGTAGCTCCGCTGGAACGATTAGTTAGAACTTTTACATAGGAGAAAGACATGAAACAAAAGGGTTTGATTTTGATTGATTGGGTAATCATCGCGGCCATCGTTGGCATTCTTCTGTTGATTGCCGCGCCCGTACTCAGCAAGTTTGTTGGTATCAGCACTGTTTACAGCGAGGGAGAACGCACCGGCGTACTGGTGAAGTTGAGCAAGAAAGGATTCGTTTGGAAGACGTGGGAGGGGGAATTGAATCTCGGCGGCATGAGTGACGACGGCGGTGGGGTTGCGGTGCCAAATATTTGGCGCTTCTCGGTGAAGGATGATGTGATTGCACAGCAGATGCTTCCGGCAGCGCAGGGAGCGCAGCGCGTAACCGTGACCTACAAGAAAGTTTGGAAGGCGTCATTTGCGCAAGGGGAAACGGACTATTTCGCCACGGGAGTTCGGCGATGAGTTCTAACGTGAAGTAGACCCCCTAAAAAACGGCGAACTGCACCTAGTAGGTGTCTAATCTGGTATTTGGCGTGTAGGTACTAAAAAAACGCCCACGGAACCTATGCTCAACGTGGGCAAAGCTGGGTGGAAGCCCAGGGGGGACTTACTTGCGAAGGATGATAATCACAAGCCCGACAATTATGGCAATGGCGGCGTGGATCATTTCAGCATCGCCGGGTAAAAATTAAAGCTCCGCCTCCACGGCACATAGGAGAACGGAAGCCCTTGCTGCATGGCGCCGATAAGGCATTTCCCGTGGAGGATGGCATTGTGGATGGTTTCGGTCATATCCCCGCCCTTTCACACTCCGCCAAGACTCGGGCTAGTGTGAGAATCGACGGATTCACCCCAAAACGGGCCGCCATAGCCTTTGCGGCATCCCGCCCGATGCTTGGGTAGAGTCTGGCAATGTTGGCCGCTATGCGGGCTTGTGGGTGTAGGATCATGATGTACTCACCACCTTTCGATGCGACTGCACTCCATCGCCATTAAGCGCATCTAAAAGAGATCCGGACCACACAAAATGAGCGATAAAATAATTGTCTGACAACACTTGCCGCTTGGCGTAATCGGTAGCGTTGTCCAGTGAGCAAAAATAGCGAGTAGGATAACCGCAATCCGGCTCCCCATTCTTTTCGCTTGCACTGAAGTAGACTTCGTATACATCAATTTGGAGTTTCATGATTTATTCCCCTTTGGCTTTGGATATGGCGGCACGGCCTGCGGAAATCTCGACATCCATTCGCCCCTGTCCTGCGTAGGGTCCGATCATACGGATGATGGATTCAAGCGCGGCCAGAAGATCAGGCGCGGCAGCTATCAGGCGGGCATTGGCTTCTGCGATTGCCTCAATTCGGTCGGTAGTAAACCCAGTTACTGTTGATGTACAGAGATTAGCCCACCACGCGATGCGTGTCTAATCGAATGCGTCTATGCCAGAATAAACCAAGCTTATACGTGGCGGGCGACTTGACACAATTCGAGGGGCGGGCGATAGTGCAACACCATCATGTGCTGCTTAATGTCACGCTGGAAACTTTTAACTGGGATAGAGATGAGGGTATTGATAACAGGGGGATCGGGTTATTTCGGGCGAGGGTTTGCAAAGACCTTGCTTGATGGGGCTCTTGCAAGCAAGGTGTGCATCTATTCCCGCGGCGAGTTCGCTCAGTCAGTCATGCGCGCCGAGTTCAACGACGACCAGCGACTGCGATGGTTCATTGGGGATATCCGCGACCAGGACCGGCTCACGCGGGCGATGCATGATATTGATGTAGTCGTGCACGGAGCCGCGTTAAAGCGTACAGAGGTATGCGCGTACAACGTCATGGAGTGCGTCGCAACCAACATCATCGGGACTCAGAACGTAGCCAAGGCGTGCATTGATGCCGGGGTAAAAAAAGCCGTACTTCTGAACAGCGACAAGTCCGTGCTTGGGACAACAACATACGGGCTATCGAAGGCGATGGCAGAACGGATATTCCTGAACGCGAATGCGTATTCCGGGGAACGCGGGACAATCTTTGCGTCATGCCTCTATGGAAACATAAGCGGGTCGACCGGATCCGTGATTCCGATCTGGCGCAAACAACGTGAAACATCGGATACCGTGACTGTGACCGATCCGGATGCGACGCGGTTTTGGATGTATCGGCACGAGGCGTCCGAATTGGTACTCAAGGCCATCAACGAAATGCTCGGTGGCGACGTGTTCATTCCGACATTGCCGGCTTACCGTGTTGGCGATCTTGCTGAAGCAATGGGAGCCAAGATGAATATCATCGGCATGGCCGAGAATGAAAAGATGCACGAGGAAATGCGGCCAGGCGAGACAAGCGAGATTGCGCGGCGCATGTCGATAAAGGAGTTGCAAGAAGCACTGAAATCTGTATGATGGTCGTGTCGGTTCGGGGGAGCCCGGGGCAAGTGGCTGGTGCCCAATCGCTGGCCAGCCGACACCACTCAACCACTCGCTATTGGGAGCGCATTGAATGAATCCGCACCAGGTCACAAGAGATTTTGAAAAGGCCGTAGCCGACTATACCGGTGCGCCTTATGTTGTTGCGGTGAATTCATGCACGGCGGCGCTGACGCTGGCGGTAGCGTGGCATCTGCGCGACGAGCGAAAGTACATCGAAGGACCGATTATCAACGGCACAATTTGCCGTGCGCCAATCGAAATACCCAAGCATACCTACGTCAGCGTACCTCAAGCCATCATCCACGCAGGCGGCAGGCCGACGTTCAGGGATGAATCATGGGCCGGTTGGTATCAGTTGAAGCCTCTTGCTGTATGGGATTCTGCGCGATGGTTCACGAAAAACATGTACAACGTGATCGATAGTCCGGGCGCTCGGCGAATGCTTCCTCCTTCCGCTATGGTCTGCACCAGCTTCCACGCCAGCAAAACCCTCGGCGACAGCCAAGGCGGCGCCATCCTGCACGACAATCCGGAAGCCGATGCATGGATGAGGCGCGCTCGCTTCGACGGTAGGACTGAAGGCGTAGCGCCGAAGGATGACCATTTCGACATGGTTGGCTGGCATTGTTACATGTCGCCAGACGTGGCCGCGCGCCTGCTGCACAAACTCTCGGTACTGCCGAGCCGCAATGCGCCACTACCGAATGACGATTATCCGGACCTGAACAAATTTAAGGTGTTCCAATAATGAACGGATCAACCCCACTCATCGGCGAAGGCACTACCCAATGCGCGGTTGGCGACCGTGATGGTCAAGTGGTTCTCCAATATCCGCGCCCTGTCCAATGGGTCGCCCTTGACCCTCAGACAGCGGTTCAGATCGCCAAGGCCATGATGGACGCCGCGGCGAATTGCGGGATGAACATCGAGATAAAGCTGCCGAAGCCGGTCATCACTGAAGGCATGAGAGTTCGGATGGAAGCCAGGGCCGCGATGATCTTGACCAATAAGCGCGAGCATACCGAAAAGACTCCGATCCTCGCTCGTCGGCTGGTCGATACCATCTTGAACATTCTTGACCTATGAGCACGATTGCAATAATTCCAGCACGATCAGGCAGCGTTCGGATACCTCGCAAGAACATCCGGATGTTCCACGGTAAGCCTGTCATCGCCTACAGCATTCAGGTTGCCGCAGAGTCGGGCATCTTTGACAAGATCATCGTCAGCACCGATGACGACGAGATTGCGGCGGTGGCGATTCAGTACGGCGCCGAAGTGCATCGGCGGGTGCCGGATGATGGGGCAAGAGGTACGCAGGACGTGGCGGCGGAAGTGCTGAAGGAGATACCGGGCGCAGAAGTCGCTTGCGTGATCTACGCGACTGCCCCGATGCTGACTGCGGACACCTTGAAAATCGCATACACAATGTTGTTGACGACCGCATCATCCTATGTAGTGCCGGTGGCAACTTGGCTACGCGACCCAGGGCAGTTTTATTTTGGACGCGCCGAGTCGTTTGGTATGTGGTCATTGGCTTGGGCGCAACTGATGCAAATCGACCCGGCAACCGAATGCGACATCAACACTCCCGAAGATTTCGAGAGGGCCGAGCGCATGTTCGCAGCACTTTACCCGGAGGGGAAATGAGCACAGAGAACTTTTGGGCCGGCGAGTTCGGCGACCAGTACCACAGCAGGAATCAAATCAACTGGCGCGAGCGCATCCCGTTCTGGAACCGAGTCATTGAATTGACCGGCGCGCGATCGGTGTTCGAGGTCGGCGCCGGCCCGGGCTGGAATCTATCGGCTATTGGCGCGGTCAGTCCGCATGTCGGGCTTCACGGCTGCGAGATAAACGCCAAGGCCGAATCGCAGGCCAGCTTCTGCGGCATCAATCTGCACCGCGACGAAGCTCTGCGCGCGCTGTCCTGCTACTCGGGCGGGATGATCGAACTGGTCTATTCCGCTGGCGTCCTGATCCATATTGGCCCGGATGAACTTCCGGCGACCATGCAAGCCATCATCGACGCCAGCGCGCGGTGGGTGCTTGCTGTTGAATACGAATCCGAGCAGGAGGAGGAGGTCGATTACAGGGGCCATGCCGGCAAGCTCTGGCGCCGGCCCTTCGGTAAGATGTACGAGGACATGGGCCTGAAGCTGGTCAAGCGGTGGGATGCGGGGGCGGGGTTTGACAGGTGTGTTGCGACACTTTTGGAAAAAGCATGAGCCTTGTTCGGTGCAAGACCTGCTGCATGCCGTCTTCTAGACCCGATGTCCCGTTCACGGACGGCGAGTGTCAGGCTTGCATCAACTATCGCAGCCGCCCGGCTATTGATTGGGGTGCCCGGCGCGAAAAGCTGAATCAGGTGCTTGAGCGTTGCGATGGTCGCGTAATTGTCCCGTCCAGCGGCGGGAAAGACTCAAGCTATATCGCATTGCGGTTGAAGGAACTCGGCTGCGACGTAACGGCGGTGACAGCTACGACGTGTCACTTGACTCCGCTCGGCCGGGCCAACATCGATAATCTGGCGCGGCATGTCAGGACCATCGAAGTAACCCCTAACATGATCGTGCGCGGCAAGTTGAACCGACTGGCTTTTGAGTTGGTAGGCGACCCAAGTTGGGGGGAGCATGTCTCGATCCACCGCGTGCCGTTCAGGGTCGCATATCAAAACAAAGTGCATGCGCTATTTTATGGCGAGTGCAGCAACGATCAGTACGGGGGGCCGAAAGGAACTGAAGCGACCTACATTATGACGCAGCGGTGGGCTAGTGAGTTCGCCGGATTCTTGGGGATGCGGGCGGCAGACTTCATTGGTATTGAGGGAATCACCGAACGCGACATGATGGACTACTCGGCGCCGTCGGATGCGGAACTAAAAGAGGCTGACGTAACGGCATATTTTCTTGGTTGGTTTGAATCATGGGACTCGCATAGAAACGCGACTGTCGCAAAAGCCGCCGGTATGCAGTGGGAGCTTCCTGGGCCGATGAATTGGTGGCCGCACGAAAACCAAGACTCGTATCAAGTTGCATTTCACGATCACGCTATGTATCGGAAGTTTGGATTTGGCAGGCTGTGCTCGCAGATCAGCGTTGATGTTCGATCTGGCTTGATTTCGCGCGACGAGGCGATGAGGATTGTTGCAGAGCGCGACGGGTTATTCCCGCACGTTTATTTCGGGATACCAGCGGAGGATATCTGCGCCAGAATGGGTATGACGCTGAACGAGGTGAAAGTTGTGCTGAACAACTTCACCGCGTGGGATTTATTCGACGGTGTGGTTGACGGAAGGCCGATCCTGAAGGAGTTTTCGTGAAAGGATTTTTATATACCCTAACTTTTGCGAATGGGAAGATGTACGTTGGAATTACGACGCGACCAGCGAGGAGGTTTAGGGAGCATAAGGTGGCGTCTGAGAGGGGGATAAATAATTCGATCGTATATCGTGCGTGGAGGATGCATGGAGATCCGGTAATAAATATTGTTGGAGAGTTTTATACAAAAGAAGATTTACTTTCGGCGGAATTTGCCGCTATTGCTGAATATAGAACACTAACTCCCGATGGGTACAACATGACCCCGGGCGGGGATACAAACCCCATGGACATTCCAGAAATAGCAAGGCGTGCCGCAGAAAAGAACATAGGCAGAAAGCATTCGGCGGACGCTAGGGCCAATATGGGG